CCTGTGCGGGTGTAGGTCGTGAGTTCCCTCATGAACGCCCAGTACTGACTGCCACGCTTATAGGTGTCCGGGTGCTTGAAGTAAAAGTTCTTCTTGATGTTGTCGGAAGCCAGTTCTATTTTGGTCTGCTTATGTGCGCTCGTGAACTTCACACGGATGCTGATGACATGCCCTCTCTGCAAGCAAATTTCCTCGACATCACGAGCGTAGTACGTTCCTGCACCGTTACTCTCGAACTGACCCGCTCCCGCTTTGTGTCGGATGATGCAACTGGCGCACTCCGGCTTGGTCACATCCGGGGGCGAGTTGTCAAACACGACATCCTCGATATAGACCGACTGTCCGTAGATGTACGCCACGAGCATCGCCACGGAGTCCTCACCGCTCTCGGCGGTATCGCCCTGTACGAAGATGTAATCCGGCTCTTTGGTCTCCTTTGTCTCCGGGTCAACAGGCAGTTCACGGTAGTAGTTGAGTTCGTCTTTGTTGAACAGCAGACCTTTCGCCTCGAACGGTTGCTGTTGGAACTCGGACTCCCACTGCTCTGCGGACAGCATGTTCCTCTGCTCCCGGAAAAATGCGGTCGTGAAGTACCTCTTGCCCTTGCGCTCGTACTCATAGTTGCTCTCGTCCGTAATGAGATCGAGTGCGGGGATCTCGATGGCTTTCCAGTTCCACCCCTGCTCTCTGGCAAACTCCTGTATCCTAGCGATGGGGTCATACAAACTGTACCGAGTGCCTGTCACGATAATCGGCGTACCCTCCAAGGCACGACCAATGACATCGCCGGAGATCACTTCCCATTTAGCATCAAGAAGTGACCTGTTCTTCGCTTCCTTGCGACCCTCAACGCAGTCATCGAGGGTCAGCAGGTTGCTTGCCTCTGACAGACCGACCTGTCTGGAGTCGATGGAACGGCACATGATGGTCGGAAATCGTGATTTGGTGTTGAGGTTCAGCGTCTTGAGGTCAGCGTTGGTCTGCACCAGACTGCACTCCGGGAAGATGTCGTAGTAGTTGTACTCGTTGGGTGCGTCCAGATACTCCAGACAGCCTTTGTAGAACGAGTTGACGAGGTCATCGCCCGTCCCCTCCATCAAAGATGCCCCGTTGGGGTTGTTCCCGGACTTCATCAGCGTGAACAGGATCTCGGTCTGGGACTTACCCGCACGTTTCGGCATGGACACGGTCAGCAGACGGAGTTTTCCGTCGTAAACAGCTTGATAACCCTCCACCATCGGGCGCAGATAGTGCCGCCGGGGAGCATAGAACTTCTTGTCATAGGGTCTGTCGAACTCAATCGCAATGCAGAAATCGTCGAAACTCGCCCTCGCAACATAAAACAGCGATCCCCGGTAGACTTCGTACATCCTCTCCAGAGGTGCATACTTCTTCTGCTCCCGGCAAACAGTCATCGCCCCGCTCACTCTGGACATCAGAGAGTGCAGGAGCGGGACATTCGGCTCTCCCGGCAACGACTTGAGGTAGTTGTAGCCGTCCAGATACGGCTGTACCTCGTATGGATATTTATCGGCGAGGATGTATATCCCCGCCATTACTTCATTGGGTCTCCTCGACATCCTCTTCCTCCTCCGGGACATAGACAGCACCGCACATGGGACAGAACGGAAGTCTGCCTTTTTCAAACACATCCTTGTCCACATGTCCGCAGTGACTGCAAGCATATCCCCAGATCATCCCGCCCCGCTCCTGCGGTAGCCACTGGATCTCAATGAGAGGTCTCCGCAGTCGCAGAGCCTCCACCTCGGTCTTCAGTTGGCGGTAGCAGTGACCGGGTACGACATCGGCGGGAGGCAGATCCTCCAGAGCCTTGACTGCCCTCCTGTCATCAAACAAATGAGAATTCCGCTTCCTCCCTTTGGCAACATCGTCCAGATACAGACCCTCTAGCGCACGGTCGATGTCCTCCATCTGCAAAAATTTCGGCATCTCCACATCAATACCCTCTTTCCCCTCTAGGATGTTTAAAACGGTCGTAGTCAACTCCCTCATCTTCAAGATCCAATATCATCTCCTCCTCAATGTCCAGAAGCGTGTCCACTGTCAGCTGTGACCCCAGAACATCGAGCCACCGCACGAGGGTGCTTACTTTCATGTTGTTCCCGTCCTCTTTTGACAGGGTATTGGACACAGTCCCCACGCTCACGCCCAGTTTCTTCGCAAACTGTGCCTGTGTGAGTCCCCGGTTCTTCAGATGGGTCACAATGACATCTCTTACAGTCACGCTTTACCTCCTACCAGTATCGGCTCATGAGTCCCGTCCACTTTCGTCCCATCCTTGAGCGTCCGCAGACCACGATAAATGTCCTCGTTCCGCAGAATACTCTGCACGGACGAGTGCAGGAACAGCTTCCCGCTCCGGCTCTTATAGCCTCGGTCGTTGAGTTCATCGGCAATGGTCTGTAGGGAGTTCCCCCGCATCCGCATGGCAAACACCATCCGCACGATTTCGGCTTCCTCCGGGTCGATAGCAAGTTCGCTGTTCACGATTTTGTATCCCACAGGTGCTTTTCCTCCGATGTACCCGCCTTTCGCCGCTTTCGCCGCCCGCCCCATCTTGGTGCGCTCTTGGATATTCTCCAGTTCCATCTGGTTGAACGAGGACAGGATGCCTATCATGGCTCTGCCCCACGGAGTAGATGTGTCCAGAGTCTCGTTCAGCGACACGAGTGCCACATTGTGTGTCAGCATCACATCTTCGATGAGCGTGAGCGTATCTTTCTGCTTTCTGGACAGGCGGTCGAGTTTGTAGATCACCACAGCCTCCACTTCACCCGCCTCAATAGCGGAAATCATGCCCTGTAGACCCTCTCTTTCGAGAGTTCGCCCACTTACGCCGGGATCACTGTACTCTCCGACATATTCCCACTCTTTGCTTTCGATGGCAGAACGGCACAAACGCCCCTGTTCTTCAATCGAATACCCCTCATTTGCCTGTTCTGTGGTCGAAACACGGGTATAAACACACGCTTTCAGTCTTTCCGGCATACTTTTTGCCTCCTTTCTGGGTTATACTGTATCACAGTTAATGTACAATGTCAAGAGGGTTTTGAGAGAAAATTTATACGACTAGAGACAGACTTGGTCTATATTATCCCTATAAAGAAAACACCCCCTATGGAGCTAATATACACCAACCCTGTTCTTAATCGTATGTGAAATTGAAAATTTTTGCGGATTTTTTGGCGTGAAATGAGTGAAAATTGCTTTAGTGGAGTAGAGAATTTGAGATTGTGTCGCAGTTGTGAGTTTTCCGAATTTAAAATTTTTGCGGTATTTTCCGGGGTCACCCGCCCCATTCGGCGATCTCCCCGCCCCCCGCCCCGGTTGGCTAGCACTCTCCCCGGCGAAGTGCTAACTTTTCAGAGGCAGACAGAGGGCGTTTCCGGCGAATATGGCAATATGCACAACTTTATACAGATTATTCATGTACATTGTCTCCTAATTTTGTATAATCCTACAAAGAAAACATGAATCGCTCTCATCAGCTGTCAAAGTCATGTTTATATTCAATTTTTGACGCATTAAAACAGCCATTTTACAACCAAACACGGCGTTTTCATAACGAACCTATCAATTTGCGATTTATATTGATTCGTGATACCATATAGCCAACCAATCGAAACGGACACCGCCTAGCGGACGGCTAGGACACAGACAGACGAGGTAGAAACCCGGCTAGCGGACGGCTAGCATGGACGCATGTATGAGCGTGTATCTTGACAATTGAATGACTCCCCGGATGGGTACATTACACAGCTTGAAACGCCCTGTATTCGCCGTCATGGCTTCCTAGAGCCTAGCGAGTGCAGAGAGGCGAAGACCAGAGGAAAAGCCTCTGAGAGCCTCTCAAGCTGTCGATACATGGCATGGAATGATGGCATAGGAGGACAGGGAAACCGCCGGAGAAACGAGCGAATACAATTACTCCCCTCTCTATCAAGCGATTGAATCCAAGAGCCGGAGAGAGCCTCTCAGAGCCTCTGAGAGCCTTTTTCCGGCTTTTCATTGAGTCGCTTGGCTCAGACATTTTGAGAGGCTCTCAGAGAGCCGGAGAGGAGAACACAGCATGAATATTAATGATTATTACGCCATGTTCAAAGAAGACAGAGAGAACGCCCGGACGGCTGTTAGAAACTGGAGAAAGTACGCTGAGCGTCTGGATGAAATCCAGAAAAGCGACTGGATGAACCACAGAACGCCGGATGATACAATCAAAGCTTTCTATGACGAGGTAGGCGAAAAAAACGCCTCATTCGTACTCGCTTCTCTGCTCAATGTCCATCAGTATGACGGAAGAATCTCAGAGGCTAACCTAGAGTTCGCACGTATTCACCCGGAAGCTATGGACAGAGAAACCGCCTTGAATGCTTCGGTACATACTTCGATGCATATGTGTCATTTAGACCAGATTGTACGAGCATATCGAAAGCTTCTCTCCGGCGGTGCTTCTGTGCCTTGGTGAATTATCCAATGCTGTAATCCGGGTTTTCATTGGCAACATATCATCAGACAACATTCTGGTGATATGTAACGAGTGAAAACCGCTCGAAAACCTAACTTTGAGAGGAGTATATTGTAAT